GACGATGGCGCCCATAACGGGAGCAGCCGTGTTGCGCTCGTAGCTGTAAACAGGCTCATAGTTAGTGACAGGAATTTCTACGTTGTAGCAATCACGTCGATACAACATTTCAGTCCTTTCCGTTTCGATAGGCTTTACTTGTGTAACTTCAGCGAGAAATACGTCCGCCTCAGTAGAAACCGCAAAAACCGCCGCAGCAATCAAAACGATTAGTGTGAATGCCTTTTTCATTGTTACCTCTCCTATGTCTTATACTATGTATCTTACCAAAACATATAATAAATGTCAAGCCGAATAATGGAGAAAAAGTGGAAGTTTCATAGTTCTTTGGCTCCAGAACGGTTAATTATCATATCTTTGGGATAAATTCCTAGTCTAGCACCAGTATATCTAACGCCATCGATAACAAATCCTCTTCCAGCCCTAAATGTTGCACCTAGAATGGCTTTGTATTGCCCAGTCTTAAATTCTTTAGCGTCTCCATTATGGACTAAATGATCGGAAAAGTCAAGCTCAAATAGTTCTTTATTTTTTACAGGCTTGATAATAGCCGATCCTTGACCGATTATCGTTACATTATCAATGCCAAACTTTTTACCATATTCTGAGCCGAATACCGAAAGATTTATAAGTTCATCATCCCGTATGTATGAATAAACGGGATACATCAAAACTCCATTTTCTATCAAATTGCTACACCCAATCAAAAACTCTCTAACTTCGGGATGATTGTATATCTTTGCGCCGGCTTGATTTGAAACTCCACCATACTGCTGAAAGGCTTTTGCTCCTCCAGCTTTTTTGTGGGATATGTAAATCTCATCTCCCTTTGTAGATACTATATTAAAATCCGACTTTGCTTCCCTACCTAAGAATTTTTCTGTAGTGTTGCGTGTTCCCGTAATCCCTTTGTAGATTTTTCTTTTCGGATCTCCCTTGATCTTTAAATCAAAAGGCCCTACTTGTGCGACAATGCTCTTTATAATTTTATCTAGATCATTGAGTGCGATAGCCTCTTCTTTTAGAACATCTGTAGATGTAGGCTTTCTGATTTTTCCAATTGGAATAAGACCATTTTTATTTTTGTATCGAACTTGCGCATACGAAACTTTATTGATCAACTTCAAACGATTAGATCTAAGTTTGAAGCCATCCTTTTCTTCCAGTTTGAATAGAATTTTTTTCGCTCGCTCGTCCACCATAGAAGCTTCCATCTTGTTTTCAATTACAAGATCTAAGTCTTTCCATTTAGGATTTTTCCCGACATACTTATCCCAAGCGGATCCGCCGGCGGTCGTTTTACCCGACAAGGTTGCCATACATAGAACTACTTTATAGTTATGAGTGTCTACTATTTAGCCTTTCGAGCAACAGATTTTCGTTTTTCCTTTTCTTCTTCTAGTTGATCCATCTTCTTCAATCGAGTAGAGACTTCTTTAGCAGTCATCCACATATCTTTACCTTTGATCAAAGACTCAATCTCTTCCTTAGTCATAAAATCCTTATACACGTCCTGTAGAAGGCTCTCAGTCCATCTTCGTTCGTGGGTTATCTGATCGTACATTTCTCCCCCTTTACCGAATGTGCCCCCTGAGTAATCGTGGAACATAAACACAGAGTGATCGCTGATCTCATACGAATCTGCTGCTAGGAAAATCATTGTGGCTGCAGACATACAGTATCCCTCAACGGAACAAATAATGTGTGCTTTGGAATCTCCCATACAACGAATGAATTGAATTGTGGAAGAAACATCGCCACCAACAGAATTGATGTGAATGTAGATGATATCGTTTTGTTGTGCGTTGCGCATAACATCAAACGTATCGATGTATTCTTCTGATTGTTTGATGTCGCCGTTTAGATAGATGTTGTAGATGTATCCGATTGGAATGGGGTTTCTTACAATATTTGTCACATTAACTTCTTTCATAATATCACTCATAATACATGATTCCTATGGATTTTTGCTCCCACAAAAGAATTGTAATATTCTTCAGGCTTCAATAAAACATCAAACTCCATTTGATACTTCAGTTCCCAATAACTACACTCACCCTTCGTTTTACAAAGCCTCAAGATTTCACGTTTAAATCTTGATTCTCCACTTTCTTCAACTAGTAACTTTACCTCTTCACTAGATCCGAAATATTTTTGCCAGTCCGATTCAGACTTGACGATTCGTTTTCTTGTCTTACCTTTAAGGGGTGGTTTCTTCTTTGTGCTCCAAAACCACTTCTTGCCAATATATTTTTTGTTGTTATCTGTGTCGGTGATCTCATACACAAATCCGTAGTAGTCACCAATCATTTCAGAAGTAAATTCTTTACTTTCGTATATCCACATTATTCCTTTAGTAAGTCATCGTCCTCCTGCCACTCAAACATCTCGTCATCCCAATCTTCATCTTCATCAAGTTCATGAATAAAGTCTTCATCCAATTCTGCAGCACAGAATGGACAATGTTTGGGCTCGGTCTCAACATCCACGTAGTCTAATAAAAACTCTGAATTACATTCCTCGCAAAATACTCTAATAGTTGTCATAGTTACTCCTTTATTTATGACGCATCTCCCCAGACATCATCCCACTTTCCAACCATAGCACCCTTTGCGTAGTCAGTGCTGCGGTTCTCAAAAAAGTTAGTGTGTGTCGGGGCGTTAATCATTGCTTCTACCCAAGGTAATGGGTTGCGTTTTACTTTGAAGAGACCTTTCATACCTAGGCTGATCAACCGTCTATCTGCGATATAACGAATGTATTTCTTAACTTGTTCTGCTTCTAAACCCTCCATTGTTCCCATACTAAATGTCAAGTCAATAAACTTGTCTTCCAACTCTACCATCTTCTCAGCGATAGTGTAGATTTTACTTTTTAGATCGTCTGTCCAAATGTCTCTGTTTTCTTCGATGTAGGTACGGAACAACTTAATCATAGACTCGGCGTGCATTGTCTCATCAACAATACTCCAAGTTACAATCTGGCCCATACCTTTCATCTTCCCGTGACGGGGAAAGTTTAGTAACATAATGAATGAACTAAACAACTGCATTCCTTCCGTGAACGCAGAAAATACCGCAATGTGTTTTGCGGTTGAAGACCTATCGCCGTTCTTCGAAGATATTCCAAGAACATAGTCGTGTTTCTCTTTCATCTCTTGATATTCGAGAAACTCAGAATAGGTAGATTCAGGCATCCCCACAGTTTCTATTAGATGCGAGTAAGCAGCGATGTGCAGCGCCTCACGAGCGGCAAACCCCATAAGCATCATTCGAACCTCTGGTTGAGGAAAATATGGTAAATAATTTTTTACGTATCCACCAGCGACATCAATGTCACCCTGCGTAAAAAACCTAAAGATATTCGTTAGAAAATATCTTTCTTCATCGGTAAGTTTTTTCTTCCAATCTTTTACATCTTCCAACATTGGAACTTCTGTATGAAGCCAATGGCTCTGTTCGTGTTTGAGCCATGCTTCATACGCCCAAGGATAGTTAAAAGGCTTGAAGTAATTCCTCTCATCTGTTAAAAGTAATTCTTCTTTTTTCATATTATCCCTCACAGGCTAGACACAGATCGCCTTCAACGATTGCTTTCATATCTAGTTCCTTGATTGCTTCTCTTTCTATTCTCTTTGCGACTTTATCTGCTTTTCCTATCTTCTCCGAACGGCAATAGTATAAAGTCTTCAATTTCTGTTTCCACGCCATAAAGTGTACTGCGTGAATATACTTTAGATTTGCATCAGGTCTAAAGAACAAATTCAATGACTGTGCTTGGTCAATGAAAGTCTGTCGATCTGCTGCGTGTTGTACAATCCATCTCTGGTCAATTTCCATAGATGTTTTGAATACGTCTTTTTTGTAATCGTCTAACCAAGTAAGATGTTGGACAGAACCATCATTTGCGATGATTGAACTCCAAGTATCTTCGTACCAGTTAGTAGGTTTTTCTTTGGATTCTTCTATAATCAGTTCATCCAAATACTTATTCTTATGTAAGTATGAGCCTGAAAGTGTATCTTGACGATACGCATTTGCTCTATACGGTTCAATAGACGGTGATGTGTTACCCATAATAATAGACGATGATGCATTAGGTGCAATCGCCATCATATGACAGAAACGTTTTCCCGTTCCATTAGCGTCAGGTGCGACACCACGTTCTTCACCTAAATCTAGATTTACTTCATTTAATTTCTTACTTATATAGTTGAACATTCTATTGTTGGCAGAGACAGCCATCGCACTCTCCCACGCAAGATTGTTCTTCTGTAGATACGCATGAAATCCTAGCGCACCAATACCAATACTTCTCTCACGCATCGCACTATACTTAGCACGAGAGATAGCAGCGGGAGCATTGTCAATGAAATACTGAAGAACGTTATCCAACATCTCAGCAACATCACGCAAGAACTGCGGATTCTTACTCCACGAATCATAGTACTCAAGATTGACAGAAGACAAACAACACACCGCAGTTCTATCTTTGTCTGTAGGCAGAATAATCTCAGAGCATAGATTAGATTGCTTGATAGACAATCCAAGGTCTTTCTGTGATTGAGGCATTGCTTCGTTAGACGTATCAATAAAATGAATGTAGGGTTCACCCGTCAGCATTCTATTCTCGATAATCTTCTGCCACAGATACTTAGCAGAGATTGTCTCACGCACTTCTGAATTATGCGGGTCTTTTAGTTCCCACGTATCGTCATAGTTAGAGTCAATCATACACTGCTCGATAATATTCATAAAGTCATCGGTGATGTTGATTCCGTGATGAAGATTCAGCGCTCGCATATTAGGGTCACCCGTTGGCTTGCGCATCTCTAGGAACTGCATAATGTCGGGGTGTGAGATATCCAAATACGTTGCGTAACTACCACGGCGTGTTCTACCTTGACGATATGCTAGACAACTTGCGTCATACGTTTTAAGATGTGGCATAATCCCAACAGACTTCTCGTCTGAACTACGAATGCCTACACCAATACCTACACCTCCACCAAGCATGCTTAGCCAGTTGACTTCTGATAAACATTCTACCAATCCTTCCGCACTGTCGTGGAGATATGGAAGAAAGCACGAGATAGGAAGACCTCGTGCGCTTCTACC